TGGTTTTGTATTGCGTGGATTAGAAGCGTTGCAATCTTTGCGCGTGCCATTGGCTAAAAGTGCTGCCGAAATTGCAAGAACCCGCGAAGTTAAAGGCAAGGTCACAAAAGCCTTGCAACAACCCACCAACCAGTTGGCACCCCCAACATCGCCAACCAACAACCTTGCACCATGAACTCACAAGACCTTCTTAACATAGCCTTTGGTGTGGCCTCCAGCGTGTTGGGCTGGTTTGCCCGCGAAATGTGGTCTGCGGTCAAAGAACTGAAATCTGATCTTGCCAGACTGCGCGAGGAACTGCCGCGAACGTATGTGGTGCGTGATGACTACAAGGACGACATCCGCGAGATCAAGGAAATGCTGACCAAGTTGTTTGACCGGATTGATGGGAAAGCAGACAAGTGAATGAGCTTCTTCGACTTCTGGGAAACATTGCCCCTGCTTTGGCAAGCATTGTTGCTGGCCCTGCCGGGGGTGCTGCTGTGTCTGCTATTGCTCGGCACCTGGGAGTAGCGGATACCGTTGAGGCGGTGACCAAGGCTGTTGCGGCTGATCCAGACGCCGCGCTGAAGCTGGCGCAGATTGATCTGGAGACGATCAGGGTTCAGCACGCCAACACCGAAAACGCTCGGGCCATGCAGATCGCTGCGCTGGCTCAGTCGGACGTGTTCAGCAAGCGGTTCACCATGTACTTGACGGGCTTCTGGTCACTCTGCGCTGCGGTGTACATTGGGTTCATCACGTTCAGCATCATCCCAGAGTCAAATGTCCGATTCGCTGATACGATTCTAGGTTTCCTCTTAGGCACGGTGATCGCCACCATGCTGAACTTCTGGTTTGGTTCCTCGATTGGATCGAAGGAAAAAGATGCACGAAAACTTTGATGCTTGTCTGGCACACCTCCTCAAGCACGAGGGTGGCTTCGTTAACCACAAAGATGACCCAGGAGGCGCTACCAACTTGGGCGTAACGCAGGCCGTCTGGGAGGATTGGATTGACCGCACGGTCAGCGAAGAAAACATAAGGGCGCTCACGCCAGCCAAGGTTGCGCCTTTGTACCAAGAACTGTATTGGGATCGCGTCAAGGGCGACAAGCTGCCGTTTGGCGTGGATTACTGCGTGTTTGACGCTGCCGTCAACAGCGGTGTGTCTCGCGCAGCTAAATGGCTGCAAACGACTGTTGGGGCTGTTGCAGACGGCGCAATCGGTGAGCAGACGCTAAAACAGGTGTTGCTGACCAACCCCCAAATGATCATTGATAAGTACAGCGCGATCCGGCTGGAGTTCCTCAAGGGCCGGTCAACCTGGCCCACGTTTGGCAAAGGTTGGGAACGCCGGGTGGAAGAAGTCAAAGCCACCGCACACAAAATGTGTGGCGGCTAATCCTGCTGCTGCTGGCCGGATGCGCTAGTCCTCCTGAGGAGGACGATCTGTGGCATTGTCAGGAGCAGGGTCAGTTTCTGGTTTGTGTTCCACAACGCTCCATCGATGTCCACTCTGGCACTCGAACCGCCGGTAGCGTCCATCCAGCCGAAGGCGTGACTCCTTGACCTTGGCGTGCCTGCCGCACTCAGGACACTTGATCACGCCACACCTTCAGCAACATCTTTAAGTCTGAGCGCAATGCTTCGATCTCGGCCTGCTGCTGCTTGATCTTCTCGTTTGCTTCGTTCGCAAACTGGATCAACGTCTCGCGCTGCCAGTTCTCAAATTGGTTTTGCATAGTTGCGAACGTACAAAGTCAGGGCCACAACGTCTTGAAGGATGGGCAAAGGAAGGGGCGTATGGATGGTGTAGCCAACTGAAGCCAACGCCCCCAGCACGATGCCTTCTGCCTTCTCTAGCGGCGCGTCCTCAGCCATCATAGCCACGAGCATGGCTCTGCGAAAGATCAGCATACCATCAGCCCTATGATTAGGATGGCAAGCAAGATCGTGACGCCAATGGCCAACCAGAACAGCCACGGCTGGACGGGGTCATCGTCGTAGATGTACTCGTGGGTATATGGGCCGAAAGCCTCGGATAGCGTTCTTGGGTATTTATGTTTCATTGATAATTCTCCTAATTTCACTCAATTCCATGCACTTTTTCAGCGTATCGGATGCCTGCCTCAATCCACTCAACTGAAGTATGGCTAAAACCATCTGACAAGTCTCGCCAGATTTCTCGGTAGGCCAACTCAATTTCATCCTCCGTCAGCGGCTTGCGCTGGGGCTGCGCAAGGGCAGCTTCAAGTGCAATAATAGTGTCTGCTATCCCTTGAGGCCACGCGGCCCAAGGGTCTTTCAAAGTTTCCAGCGCCTGTTGCGCCGCTTTTCTCAAAATATCTATGCTGTCCCCCACATAATTTCGCTGTTGTGCCCCGCAGGCTCTTTCTGAGCCGCCCACCGGCCAGCCTTCTGAGCCGACTCATGCGGGAACGCTGGCCAGCTCCATCGCTCGCCATCCCACCATCTCCAGCCGTTGTTCCAACTTGGCGAACGAATTCTCCACGCCGGATACCAGCCCGCCTCCGGCGGTTTTCCCTTATTCCACTTCACGTTTCAATTCCTCAATTTGTTGTTTTGCATCTTCAAATCCTTTTGCCACCAACACTTTGTAAAACAGACCTCGCAAGTGCAAGTGCATCAGGTTCTGTTCTGGGCTAAGACTGCCGCCCTTGGTGCGTTTCATCTCAATCCACGTTTCCCACGCTGGCACAAACAGGTCTGGCACGCCTTTGACCACACCTTCGGCCTTGAGGCGTGATGCGGTGGCTGGTGATCGAGCGCCGCCGTTGGGGATGGCAAATATAAGCGTTGCCGGATAGGTCTGGCGGAACCATTGCACAAACTCTCGTTGCTCTTCGTGTTCCGATTTCATTCCCACTCCTTGTTAATGACCCGAAAAAACTTGCCTTCCTTTTTATACTTAATCTGAACTGGTGGATTGCCGTTGCTCAACTGCGCTGCCAAACTGCTCAGATTGTCCACATTCATGCCGACAATCTTGGCTTGGTCTGCGATCTTGATGACCTCTTTCATGGCTCGCTGTCCTGCATAACCCTCATGCAAGACCGGAAAGTATTCGGTCACGGCAGGGTCAGAAAGCCGCCCGTAGTACGACACCGCCAACATAAGTTTTCCGCTTGCCAAACTTGTGTGTTCTCGCCACTTCCAGCCAGTCAGGGTCATCTCGGTGCCGTCTAGGCCCATGATGTCGTCCTGGCACAAATGCAACTTCTTCGCCTCCGGCTCAGGAAACGGCGTGTTGCAGTTGGGGCAAACCTTGGCGCTGATGGCGCAGAGTTCTTGACAGTTGTCGCAGACTTTGACCGGCGCTTCGCCGGTGCCGTCGCCTTGCTTCCGAGGCGGTGTGACTGAGGTAATGGGGCCGTGAGTGGCAATAACGCCTGCAAAATCCAGCACCAAGCAGTCAGTTTTGCCGGGGCTGGGGCGCAGCCCGCGGCCTGCCATCTGGACGTACAGGCCAGGACTCATCGTCGGGCGCAGCATGGCGATCAGGTCAATGGCGGAATGGTCAAAGCCTGTGGTCAAGACGTTGGCGTTGGTCAACGCCTGCAACCTACCGGCCTTAAAATCAGCCAGCATCTGCTCTCGCTCTAGCCTAGGCGTCTCTCCAGTCACGCACGCGGCCTTGATGCCACGCTCTTGCAGCGCCTCGCAGACGTTCTCGGCGTGCGCTACACCAGCGCAGAAAAACAGCCACGATGAGCGCCCTTCTGCGCGGCTTATGACCTCATCCACCACCGATTGATTGAGAGAATCTGTGTTGACCGCCGCTTGCAGTTCCGACTCGATGTATTCGCCGCCGCGTTTGTGTACGCCATCAACACTTAGTTTAGATGTGGTGACTTTGGATCGCAGAATCGACAGATACCCTTTGTAAATCAACTCCTCGATCATTACCGGCTCAATCAAGCCGTGGAACAGCGCAGGCTCGTCGGTGATCATCCCGTGGCCCAGACGGTAAGGCGTGGCGGTCAGTCCTATCACCCGCAGCGCCGGGTTGATGAGCTTAAGCTGGGCCAACAATGTGCGGTAACCGCCTTCGTCTTTGTGATTGATGAGGTGGCACTCGTCGACCAGCACCAGATCAATGTGCCCCAGCAGGCCAGCCTTGCGCCGCACCGACTGAATTCCAGCGAACGTGATTGGCTCAATCTGACGCTTGTTGAGGCTGGCACTGTAGATGCCCAGCGGCGCATCGGGCCAATGCTGAAGCATCTTTTCGGCGTTTTGCTCAATCAATTCCTTCACATGGGTCAACATCAAAATGCGCGTCTCAGGCCAATTTTGCAGGGCATCCTTGCAAAGCGCAGCCACGATGTGGCTCTTGCCCCCGCCAGTTGGCAAGACCACGCAGGGG